TTCTGAGGTAGGGTCATTATCACTGTAACACTTGCCTACCTTGTCTAAGCGTTCTAGTATTTGGGAATAGTATATTCGCCCTGATAGAATACTGGAAGGTAATCCTGCACACCAGAAGCGACCTGCAAAGAACGTATTGGTTGAGGGTCTGATATCAATCTCAACATCTCCCTCTATGCGAACAGGGTTGAATACCTCAAGTATCTTTCTACCCTTAGCGGCAGGACTAGAACCCCAGTCTACCCCTGTCATCAAGTCAGGGTCAAACTCTCCGTCTGCATCCTTAGCAATGAACCACACCATGTTATTAGCAGGATACTTATTCAGTATGTTGAAGTACTGGGTTATTGGACTGTTAGTATAACTTAATGCCATTATTCTAAATCCATTGTATAGTCACCGCTATCATCGTATGTTCCACCACCACCACTACCTGCTCCATCCACTGCTACCTTACCTGTCCAACCTTGGTTTTCTAGGTTATATCTATGTGCATCTGAGAGGGTCTTAGGTTCTACTTCGATAGCTAGACCATCGTCTACCCCCTCGAAATCTCTCTCTTCCATGTGAATCATGTTTACAGTGAGTGTCTCACCATCAGGGTTATAAGCTAGATAGAAAGGGTTAACATACTTAGAGGTGAAGAACAAACTACCTTTACCGTAGCTTGAATCGAAGGGAAAGTACTTAGCTTGTTCTGTGTTTATTACGAAGTTTTCAGTCTTGTCTTCGCCTCTTGAATTCACATAGGTAGCGTAAAGTTCTGTTAGGTCTATAGTACCTTTGTAACCATCTGAGAGAGAAGCCCCTCCCATGTCTCCAACGTATAGTTTAGTTCCTATTTGGATTACCCAGAAGTTTAAACTACCTCGTCCATTAACGGTTAACCATTCATGCACTGTTATAGCGTTGTATGTTACTTCATCAGAGGTAAGCGTAGGGGTACTGTAACTGTAGCCTTCTTCAAAGTTTAAACCTTTGCGTCTACGGCATATTCCAGAGACACCTATGTCTACGTTGTCTCCGTCTACCATTGAGTTCTCAGGGTATGTTACCCCTGTAGCCTCAGTGATTAGACCTCTGACGAACGTAAAGAAATGTTTACTGTCTACAGCAACTCTAGGCATATTAATCTACCCTACGTAGTACTACAGCCGCTTCGTGTATTGTTAGGTTACAACTCTTATTTGCCGCTATGCCTACAGTGATTACATCTCCGTCAGACAGAATTGTCTCGCCAAAACCTGACAGAGGGGAAATCTCCCCTGCATTCCTAGATAGACCTTTTACTACGGGGGACGCACCTCCTGCAAAGTAATCACCTCCTACACCGTAACGTACACCAATTAGTGTGCTGTTCGTATCGGAACTGACTGCCAGCCAAAGGTCACCTTTATAAGTGCCATCTAAGTTACAAGTAATCTCACCAGTAGAAGGATTGAAAGAGAAGCCTTGCTTAGCATTAACTGTATCCTCAGTGAATCTAGTGATTGCATTGAAATCAGCCGAAGTATGTAACGTAGTATCCCCTGCTATCGTAATAGCATCTGCTGAACTATTAGCTATGATATGAATACTAATATGGTGGCAGTTGCTATGGTCAAAGTCATCTAAGTTCAACTGACGTAGCTCTGATTCCCCAGATGTAGTAGAGCTAGGTGTTATTACCTTGCCTGTATCACTGGTAGATGCTGTAGAGATATGTTTAGGTTCGTGGCAATTAGCGCTAGCAATCGTGGAGTGTTCTACGTCAGCCATTATCTTATACCTTGTTTATAGAAACTATTGATAGCTCGTTGTGCCTCCGCAGGGGAAGTATACAAGCCTGTTAATACGTCTGGTACTCTACCCTTGGAGCGAATAATCTTTACTCCGAAGTTTGTGTTTTCTATACGGAGAGTAGATGATTGGTCTTTCTTCTTAGCTTCTGCCATATTTATGCCTTTTGTTTAGTGTCTTGCTTGCTTTGTTTTTCATGTTAGCTAAGCTTCTGAATGCTCTTCTTTCATCGTTCTGACTTGGTTGTTCTCTGAAGTACAATGAGCATACTCTTGTTACTTCTTGGATATAAGCCGGAAACATCTTACTTGGCATATCAGGGATGAAACTATCAGTGAGTGAGAAGGAAACTTCTTTGACACACTGAGTTAAATTCTTGGATTGTTGTAGTGTAGTATCTATGTCTGAATCATAGCTATCAAATACAATGTACTCACCATCGAAGGTTGTCCAGTATTGAGGAGCTTTATTATCTTTGATTAACAGTGGTACTCCACTAGGGTCAGTAATAGACAATGTGTTATCATCATTACTGTTACGAGATAATACCTTCGCTAAGAAGTCATCAGGGTATAACTGAGTAATCTCTGTGTACTTCACAGCATCTGTTAATTCTGACCTTATATCATATCGTATTGTTTTAATCTCTGAGACACCTTCTGGTATCTTGAGATAGTTAGGTTTAGAGGAATCACTAAGGGAATCTAACTGGGTCATTGTACGAAGGTGTTCCCAATCTTCGAGTTCCATTAAGTCTTCATATACTTCTTGTGCTTTCTCTGCTACTTGATAGGATTCATCAAGGTCTGAGATACTATTAACGCTATCGCTATTCATTGAAGATAGGACGCTTTGTGTTATCTGAAGTAATGTTTTCTTTGCCATGTTAGTACCTTAATAAAGGTTGCCCCTAGCTAATGCTAAGGGCATCCTGTGTTACTTATCGCTTATCAGAACGATAGCGGAAGTGAACGTACGCTTTACCGGACGTGTCACCAAACGTGCTATCAACAGCGATAACTGCGTCAGCCGCTAGAGGAGTACCTGCCGCTAATGTTCCTGCTGGAACACCTTGGTAAGTACCGATAGCCTCTGCATCAGCCTCTGCTAAATCAACGATAGAGTTAGTAGCTTCAGAGCCACTTACACCTACGGATAAATCATCAGCAGTCAAGTCAAAGGCTTCAACAACCTCAACGAAACTGTCTATGATGATTGCACCTTTAGGCAAAGTGAAACTAACGTCACTTGCGCTCTTACCAGTGATAACCACTACCTTTTCTTCAACGTTTCCTGCGCCATTCAGTGAACGGGCTTCAGACTGAGATAAGTCTTGTACACCGTACCAAGTTTTAACGCCACGGATTGCATCTGCTTCAAGAGTCATAATGTTCCCCTTACACTGTAGCTTTGGTTAAAATTACGCCCAGAGAATCAACCCTCTGAACACCACAACCGTATCTAGCGGATACTTTGAACTTATCACGTTCGTCATCCATATCACGGTCACCTTCAGCTTTAGGAGGACGTCTCCAAGCACACATACCGGGCTTGATTCCATCGTCTAATACAGACATGAAGATGTTTGCTTTACCAGCGCCTGCCAGAGCAGTAGTTCCATCGCTTGCTCCGTCTACATCAGGAAGTAAGTTAGAAACGTAGATATCGAATCCAAACATATTCATAATGAAGCGGTGGTCGCCTTGGAAACCACGTTCTAGTTGCATCTGGAACTGTGGGTTACGGTCAATCCCGATGGTAGTAGTAGCTAGGCTGTTAAGCTGAGCCGCAACCACTGGGTCAACGATACCGATTCGTCCAGCAACAGGAATGTTAGCCTTATCGAAAGCAACTTGCATACCAATCAGGTCAGCCAAAGCGATAGCTTCAGAGTTAGAACCTGTAATACGGTGTGCAAAGTTATTGACTAAGTTAGCATCAGCATCAGTCTGAGCCGCGTATAGTGCTTGAAGGTAGTCAGTCTCAAATGCAGCCGCAATCTGCCGGATAGCATCTTGAGCATGCATAGATTCTAAGGTTTCAATCTGTGTTCCGTCTTCGCGGAGTTTATCAGAGATAGCCCAACCTGCACCTTTAAAGTTATTGATAGTCAAGTTAATTGTACCGGACTCAATGTCACGATATTCAATAGCTTGGTCTTCAGCAAGTTCTTGCAGAGTTACTGCACCTACTGATTTAATGTTTAGGGTTGTACCCTGCCCGAAGTCTGTCACATTGCGATAGAATTGCTCAGGAAGTAAATGCTCAGGCAAGTTAGCCGAGATAAACGCTGAGTACTGTTGCGCGTGAATGAAAGCGGGAGTATTACCAGTGACGTTACCAGTCATTGTTTTAATCCTCGATTAGTTTAGGTTTAGCCGCGTTCCAAGCATTCCTCAATTCACTTGAAGTAGCTCCCACAGATACCCTCATGCTAGGTGCATCAGGTTCTCTTGGTGGTATTGCGGCAGAGTTTATATCACCAGAGGAATTATGTGAGACATTTGAGTTACTTGGTAAGAATAGCTTTGCAAAGGCATCTGGAGACTTCCTTGCCAAGTCCATAGCGGCATCAATGGAGATAGACAGTTCTTCTGCCTTCGCATCTAGCTTTGCTATAAACCCTGTACCCAAGGCATCTCTAGCTAATGTCATAGCTTTATCTGCGTTGGTTTCTGCTGTCATACTTTGTGCTCGTCTGTCTAGGACATCATTCAACTCTGCTTCTGTGAGATAACCTTTGTTGTCTACGGCTTTATCATTCTCGGTACGAGTATCATCAGCGGTATTACCATTGAGTTTCTCTAAGACTTCTTCAACACCTCTAGATTTAGCTAAAGCTTCCTTATGCTCAGCATTCTCAGACTCAATAGTCCTGATATGCTCCTGAGCGTTAGTCCAACTCTTGATTAAATCCTCTTGTGTATCAAAGCTTCTATCACCTACTTGGATTCCTGTTGTTTGGTTATCAACGTTATCCTTCGTAGTTTCTTCTTTTGCGTGGTTAGCAAAACTTGTATCATTGGTCATGGTCAACCCTTATATCGTACCCATTTTGTGTACCATCGTACACATTTTGGGAGCTTTCTTTAGTTTTGTATCCTATTATGTACAATGTACACAACGGGTTACACTTTTGGTATAAGCGATAAGATGTCTCTCATTGCTTTTCTGTAGCCTAGTAGGAAAGTTTGTTTCTCTTCCCAGTAAGCAAAGTCATCATTTTCTGATTCTTTCAATGCTTTCTCAAGCTTATGTTCTATTACCTTGAACAAGCTCATCAAAGCTTTATTCTGTTTCTTGTAGTTTACTACGTCATCCCCTACTATACTACGCAGGAGCTTCGGTAGGTGGTTCACCTTGTCCTTCTTCTGGGAAGTCTTCTTCAAGTGCATTCATTTCCTCGCTTTCTAGTTGTCTAGATGCTGTATTTTGCATTTGCTGTGCTTGTAATTGCTCAGCTACACGTACAAATGGAGTAACCAATGTTTGTGGGTCTTTACCTAATGCGTCCTCTATGTCTTTAGCCATGTCTAGTGAACTAAAGTGGACTCTTACTTCAGGGTCAGCCGCAAGCATTTGGATTGTACCTTGTATCTCCTGAATACGTTGTGCTCTCTCAATGAAATGCTGTGCTCCTACTGGAACAAGTACACCATTGGAGTCTATATCTTCACGAGTTATATCTAAGAATGCTTCTACGCCAGTATCATCGTCTACAATCTTTACTGTAGAGGTTTCCATGAACCGTCTAGCTAGTTCTATCTCCGCATTTACTACGTGCTTTAAGAATTGTGTCTCAAAGTATGTTATTCTATGTTGGAAGATACCCATTGCGGCTTGTTGCAATGTTTGTACCTCGTATGCTGTCTTCTCTCCGGCAGTTCTTTGTCCCATTGTTTCACGAGGACTACCTGCATATGCTTCCATCTGAGCTTCTAGCTTATCTATCTGGAAGTCAGCGGCTAAGAACGTTGTATCTGGTCTTAGGAAGTTTACAGCTCCATCACCCTCTGGGTCATACCATGTTGCACCGGGAACAAATTGATTCTCTGGTTCTGTGATATCACCTTGTACGAACTTCTGAGGGTACAGGATTAAGTCTGTTGCATCAGCTATGCCATTCCTTAGATGATTGATTAGGAATTGCATACCAACTAAGTTTTCTAAAGGCGACATAGCCCAAAGGGAATCAGGTCTATTTCTCCAACCACAATGGAATATATGAGGCTTACCTGACCACGTATCTAGTGATTCAGAGCGTAACACATATTGTCTATCCATTACAGATATAACATGGTTCTTTAGAAGCTTATTAGTATTTGTATCATAGAAGTCCCCATAGAACTCTAAGATTTCTACATAACCTTGGTTGTAATAATCTGAGAAGTTACCTAGACCGTCTAGTATTTGTTGTAACTCTTTGTTGTTATCGTCTAGGTTGAATTGCCCTATAGCGTGTCTAAACTCCATTGCTTTATCTAAAGCTGGCTTAGACCACCCATCGTTGGGATTCTCTTCTACTAATCTGGCTATAGAGCCAACGCTATGTACACGTCTTATAATCTTTGGAGCTTTCTCAAAGTTAGATGCTTGTAGATTGAATACGATATCTAAGGGGTTAATCCTTGAAGTCTTAGCTCCAACGAACCCTTGCGTATACTCTCCGTCTTCTAGCTCAGTTCTTTCATCGGTATAGTTTAGTTCAGCAAAGCAATTACCATACAGTATCCAATCGTCTAGAAGCTGAGTCATTACATCAACAAAGCCCCCTGCTTCATGTTTAACTTTGAGGTATGCTAATACTGCTTGTTGCTTAGCTTTAACAGCGGAGTCCTTATCTTGGCTGTCTATCATTAACCAATCTCTTGAACCAAATAAGCTACGTTTATAATGAGCCGCTAGGTTGTCTGCTATCTGTGTTAGCTTAGGTAAATGAACAGAGTGGTCAAAGCCTTCTCCGTCTAGACCTCCTTTGTTACCACCTGAAGTTTCTCTAGTGGATGTAGCAAATAGGAATTGCTTTGTTTCATTAATGCGTTCCTCTATGCCGCTTCTTGCATTCTTCCAGACATCCCAAGTTCTAGCAACTTCACCTGCCATTGCGTCTGTCTGTGCAAGTAAGTCTCTTAGGTTGTCGTAATCTTGACTGTCTATACTCATCTATGTATTCCACCAAAGCGTTTATTAGTTCTTAGTTGCACTACATTAGTTCGTCTAGCAGCACGGGGTTTTCTTGATTTCTCTATTGCTGTTGCCAGTGTATCTTTAAGGTCATCGTGAGGAGGATTAGAAAGCAACAGTTCTTCCTCTAGAAGTTCAATGATTCCTGTTTGGGGATGGTAGATTGTTTGGTTAGCATAAAGGGGGTCTAGCCATTGAGCCATTCGCTCAGACTTAGTACCTTCGTGTCTAGTTCTGTTGTGTTGTGATACTGCTAAGAATCTGCTTAGTCGAGTGGCTTCTCGTTTCAATCCTTCGGCAATCATCTTGCCACCTGCATTGGATTCAACGTGAATCTTTCTGAAATCCCACTTATCTTGCATATCGAATACAAGCTGGTATATAACATTATAGTCCACAGTTTTCACTCTGTCAAGCCCTAATACATAAAATATTCCACTAGAGTCTTGTCCGACCACAACTATTGCTGTCCAATCACTTCTTTTCCCGTCTGTATATGCTATGTCCATAGCTACAGTAATACTTAGTTTCTTCTTGTTGATATACCAATTACCTTCTAGCCTTGTAAGTGCAGAGGGTTTATAGTAATTAAATTGTGACCTGTCTAGCTTTGCTAAGCTTGGGTCGTTGGGGTCATTGTAATACTGAGCAAAGAACTGTTCTAGGTTAGAAGCGTACTTAGCTTTCTTCCTTGCTAGTTCTCTCATGTCGAAACCGTACCATTCACCACTAGGCATTTGCTTTCTACACCAGATGAAGTTACCAGTGCCGTCACCTCTATCTTCTACAACTCTGCAATTAACCTTGAACAGTAACTCTTCACCGCAGACATTACCCTCGTCATCAAAGAGTACCATCTTTTCTTTCTCTAGTACTGCTTTGTATAAATCCTTCTCGTGGTATCTTGTACCCACAACCCTAGTTAAAGAACCTGTGGTAGCAACTGTAGCAAATTCAGAGTAAGTTCTTTCTACCTTTAGACGCTCAACCTCTGAGTTATAATTCTTTGCTGTAACCAAATCATCCAAGGCGAGTACGTTAAAATGGAATCCTGTAACAGTTGAGCCGACTGAGGTCGCCTTAACACAGGGTTCACGCACTCCTTCTCTTTTTGGGTGAGCTGTGCGAAATTCGAGTTCTGACCATTTGTATTCTGGGACGTGTTTGTAGGTTCCATCGGTTTGTTTTACCCAATTCAATGTTTCTGACCATAGCTTTCTATGCATATCTGATTCAAGAATCATCTTGATAACACCTACCTGATATACACTCAGGTCTGAGTTAGCAGAGACATATGCTATTGTATGATGAGGAAACTTAGTTAAATACCATGCACACCATACAGCTAGACAATGAGACTTTTGATGGTCTCTTGGTGTTAACTCAAGTACGTCTAGTTGTTCAAGGTCACTAAACTCCGCAAACATAGCTTCATGTAATTCCCCGTAATATCTATTGGGGTTCATAAGCTGTGCAAAGTAGAAGCAACTATCTAAGCAGTTTTTACGTATATCGTCTAGTGTTAGTTTGCTCATTTCTTTATCTTAGCCGCTAGTTCAAAGATGTTATCTGAGTCTTTCTCTGCTACAGCTTTAACCTTCTTACCAGTCTTAACCTTTGGGATACCCCAAGTAACTAAATCTTTAGATGCCCTGTAATCACCATCCTCTGATTTCTTAATGATAGCAGTCAAAGCATCACCATGAATCCTAGCTTCTAACGCTTCTACAGCATCCTTTAAGCCAACACCTTTGTATGCTTTGATGTTACCTTCGAATAAACCTTTGGATTTCTTCCAACGCAACCATAGAGTCCAGTTACCACATAGCTTCATTGCCGCATCGTATTCAGACTTAGCATTAGTTATGATTTGGTAAGCACTAGGGAATCCCCTATGCTCTCTCATCCTCAGGGTGTAGTTAGGGTCTGAAGCGTTTTGCCCCTCGAAGAAAGCGGCTTGTATCTTCAGGTGTCCTGAGTCCGTTATGAAATCATTGAAGTCTGAGTACTGCCAATTTACGTAGTCTTCTCTGCTATACTTCAATTCAGTCATGTGTCCTCTTACTCTGATTCATTAATACTTGGTCAATCTTATCCTCCACTCCGGTTACATGGGTTTTTACGCTATGCATTTCCATCTTCAAGGCTTCAATAGATTGTTGTACCGGAGCATTGATTAAACCTATGGTTTGTAATGTATGCTCCGAGGTACTGAAGTCCTCTGCTAAGTGTAGTCTAAGTGCCACTTGGTCTTGTTTCAACTCATCCACCGCTTTCTTTAGCCATTTGAATATTATTGTACCTGTGCCTAGTATGCCAGCCGATACTGACATTATTTCTACTGCTTCCATTATACTGCGTCCCAGTTAATCAATACTGTTATTGTATCTTCCAATGTAACGTTGCCGTTACCCGTGTCTGTTACTACTACCTTGAATACGTCTAAAGTTTCTGTGGAATACTGTTGTCCTGCGAAGGTACACGTAGCTCCGGTTGCACTACCACTGATATTTACACCAGAGCCTGAAACCTTAGTCCATAGATAAGTGAAACTTCCTACTCCCCCTGTAACGATGACTGTTGCTGAATCCGACCAAGGAGCTGAGGGGTATACTAGCCCTCCTAATCCAGTGGGGTCTATCTCTATACTGAAAGGTGTCGAAGGTGTGGATGGGGTAGCAGGGAGATTATATAACTGGGTTATTTCCCCTGCTGATAATGCTCTTCCCCATCCCATGAATTCATCCATGATACCTGCATAGCCCGTAGTAGAAGCAACTGCCGAGCTACCTCCAATCAGCACAGCATTACTAGCATGGTAATTAACACCACCTATGAATGCTGTAGAGTTAGAGAGAGTACCGTTGACGTATATCTTTAAGGTAGCATCATCATACGAGAATGTTACCATAGAGTAGGTATCTGCGGATACCGTAGTAGTCACTACCTCAAAGTCAGTACCTTGTATATTTCCAGTACCTGCGTACACTTTGAATGTTATAGTCTTTGTAGAGCCAGAACCACTACAAGAAGCATAAGTTCCATAGATGTCTGAACCTACATAATAATAACTCTGGAATATAGCACCCGTAGTGGATGCCCCTGATGTAGGATTAATCCAAGCATTATATGTGAATTCTGAGGATTTCCAATCAGCATGGTCTACTACGGTAGCCTCATCGGAAGCTCCACCTGAGAACAGCATACCATAACCATCATGCCCTGTAGCTTCTATTGGGGCAGAACCCATTGTTGCATCATGGCTATTAGCAGTTTCATCTGCTATAACGAACCCTGTAACATCATCGAACGTATAGTGTACAAAGTAATCATCGATAGTTCCCCACTTTATATCAGTGGTTACTGTATCGAATTCAACGTTATTAGCATCACCTACGTCAGTTACTGTACAAGTTAACGTTTCAGTGGTAGCATCGTTGTCATGGTCTCCAGTGAACGTTGTAGTGGCACTCGTTGGGGTGTTAGGGGTCAATTTCGCACCGTCAGAAGTCCAAAGGTACTCTAGTTGACCAGACCCATCGGTTACTGTACAAGTCAGCAATGGGGTCGTGTATTCGCCATTAGCGATATTTGTGGTTATGTCAGCAACGTCTACATCTACAGACATTGGAGTTACTGTTGGTGCTGTAGTGCTAGAACCCCAGATACTACAATTTAGTGCTCTTTGTTCATCTGTGATAGCTTTGTTATAGATAGCTACTTCATCAACGCCCCCATCCCAAGCAGTGCTCCCTGTCTCTGAAGAATCCCCTATAGTGAATTGGTCTGAGTCTGACCCACTCCAAGAACCTGTCCAAGAACTAATATCAGTGCTAGAAACCTCTGAGCAGTCGATTCGGCAAGTAAGCAGACCTGTATCATTGTAATCCATACGAACGCTTAACCAGTGCCATACACCATCTGCGGCTACCCCTTCAGCGGCTAAGTCCGAGCAAATAGATAAAGTTCTCTCTGAGCCATCCGAAAGAACAAGCACAAGTGCGTTAGTATCTTCGTCATCTATGGATAATCCCCAACCTCCGCTGCTGATACCTTTAGACAACAGTGTCATATCCTCTGTGGCTGTATCAATCTTGAAAGCACACTCTATTGTGAAATCAGAGGACGTTGAGATGTCTCCTGCGGAGTATGTCACAGCCCCTGTGGGGTAAGGCGTGTGCATAGCCAGTGCTATAGCCTCTTCACCTGTTACTGCTCTGTCAAATATTTGAACCTTATCTACAGAACCCATAAGGAAGTTAGCAGGAATACCTGATTGGTTCAATGAACCTATCTGACAATAGTGTGTTTCGCCTACTGCGTAATCGAGAAATGCAGGTGCATTCTTGGTCTCCATGAGAGTGCCATTCATGTAACTCTTCAGGTCTGTTCCATCATAAGTGAATGTGAAATGTCTCCACTCGTTGTCATCAATTGTTTCGCCATCAAGCCTAATAGATACATAGTCTACATCTTGTACAAGCCCCGTATTCTTTGCAATATGAAAGGCTATTTGCCCTGAGCCTGCTTTCTGTATCCACCAACCTGACCAAACAGTACCTACGCCAGTGACTAACTGATTCTGGACAATCATTTCTATGTTGCCAGTGTAGGGTGCTCTGAACCAGAATGCTACTGATATTTCACTTGGCTTTAAATCATCATGGTCGGTTATTGTTGCATACTGAGTAGACCCGTTTAGCGTCATAGCGTTGCCTTCCCAACCTGTTTCGAAGGTAGGTGTTGCTACTAATGTTGCATCGTGATTGCCAAGAGTCTCTGTTCCATCTGAAGCGTCAAAACCCCACTCAGCTACAAAGTCCTCTGGTGGTGCTTCTAATCTTGATTGGTATATAGTGATTACTTCTGATTGTGTTATAGCTCTGCCGTATAGACGTGCATCGTCTATGTCACCATCAAGAAACCGTGTCATTGTTGAGCCGTCATCGCTTCTCGCGCCTATAGCAACAACATTTGTACTGTCGTAAACTACACCTCCTGCCCAAGCCACCGTATCCTCAAGCACCCCATCAATGTATATTTTAATCTCTGCACCATCATAAGTACCTGCCACATGATGCCACGCACCATCCGTTATATCGCTTGTACCTACAGCTTGCTCATAATCCACAGAGATAACTTCATTAGTATCTCGCCCGACTGTGAGTCTTGGGAGTCCTGTTGTTGGAGCAATATTCAAGATAAAACCTGCAACTATTGAGTAAGCCCCTGTTTCTTGACTGTAGGATGCAAAAATAGTGGAAGCTAATGATGTAGTGGTCTTAACCCAAGCACTAACAGTAAATTCAGTAGGTCTGAGGTCTGCATGATTAGTCAGCGAGATGTAATCATCTGTACCATCAAAAGTAAAAGCAGTGCCTATTTGCCCTGTTGTAGATGTTGGAGTACCTTCTATCGAGCCGTCATGATTTCTATATGTTGAGTCATACGCTGTAATTAAAGAGTCATCTGAGTCCGATAACCAAAGGTTATAAAGCCTACCTCTCTCTGCATCAGTTATAGCCCTATCATAAAAAGCTACGACATCTATTGCGCCACCCCAAGGGGCATAAAGAGCACCATGGTTATAACAACCGATGGCTGTACCGTGTCCGGGGGTAGGTGCTTTGGAAATACCATTCCCTTGGACTACTCTTGTTGCTCGCTGCACACCGTCTATAAATAAATCTAATAGCAAATTTGAGTAATCCATTCGTGCAGAGAGATAGTGCCACTCGCCCCCTGTGGTAATCCCCATCTCCGTCAAACTGAGGGTTGTTCTTGCAAAGTCCCCTGTAGATGTACTATCTGTAAAAGAAACATCCAACTTATCAGTGTTGGCTATGTCTATGCGTATGCCGGCTCCTCCTCCATTTGATGCAAACAGTGTCATAGTCGTGTCATAACTGCTCATGTTAAAAGCTAGTTCAACAGTCCAGTCAGACCCTGTAGGTAAACCCACAGTGTTATCAGCAGTAGTTATTGTTCGTGTAGTCTCATTAGGAGTCCCTGTATCTATCTGTTTTGCTGCACCTACTGCATCATCTCTAGAGGATGCTACGGAGTACCCTACAGTATTTGCATTTGATTGATATGTTAGATTAGAGTCCCCCATTGTATCAGTAGCTACAGTTCCTGATGTTTCATCAAGCTGCCAAAAGTTTGTAGGTGCTGCCGTTATTACCGCTTCTGAAAAGGTTTCTACGACACTAGTTTCATCAAGCTGCCAACGGGCAATGTAGTCGTGTACTTCTCGTAAGCGTCCCCCATCTTCTAGGAAGGTGTCTTGTACTTCTTGAGCTGTGATTGCGTAGTCATACAACTTAATATCATCTAAGGTTCCGTCAAAATAATGTTGGACACCATAAAAAGTGCTATCTCTAACTCCTATTCGTGGTCTGGGAGTCCCGTATCCTATTGTTAAGGGGAAGTTCACTGAAGTTTCAAGAACCCCATCCACGTAGACCAACATATCAGTGCCATCGAAAGTTCCTACGACATGATGCCAAGTATCATCATCTACAAGCTTTGCTGATTCACAGACTTCCCAGTTAGTACCTTGGACTGAGCCTGTTCCGTCAGCCACTTCTAGTACAAAAGAACCACTGCCATCTACATATATTCTGAACCCGTACCTCGTTCCCCCTGAGACGGTATCCCACACAGAGAGGATTGCATTCTGGGTTGTACTTGTTTTAACCCATGCTGACACAGTAAGATTAGATGGTCTTAGGTCAGCGTGGTTTACTACGGTAGCATACTGAGAAGTACCGTTGAATAATACTGCATCCCCTACTTGCCCTGTTTCTCCATAAGTGGGAGAAGCAATGGGAGTAGCCGTGTGAGAGTTCGCTGATGAATCTAGGAAGTTACCGGAGGCTTCATTCAGTGTCCAATAAGCTACGTAATCCGTAGGTGAGTTAAAAGCCTCCCCTAGAACACCTTCTTCGTATATTTGTCTAGCGGAATCAGCATTGATATCCTTTGCGTTCCCATCTATGTTATCCCCAGAAGCTCCAATGGAATACCCTGCGGTACTTGCATCGGACTCATAGGTTAAATCCTCATTACCCATCTCATCTACAGCATCAGTACCAGTAGTCTCATCGAGTCTCCAGTACCAAGTAGGAGCCGCATCAATGATAGCTCCTGCGATAGAGTACGCAGTTTTACGTACTCTGATTGCTTTCTCTAGAAGAAACTGAGCATTAAACCTCACGCTATTAAGCTCCCTGTGGCTAACCAAGTATCTGTATCTGTTTTAAGGAACGTAGCAAAACCATACTGAGACGCTATACGATAACCCACCTCTGTATTGATAGTTACACCAACACCTTCAAGGAACGTTGGCGTACCTGCTCCAATCTGAGCAAATGATAGAGCTGTACCTATAGGGTAAGCTACATCTGAGTTGGGAGGGATAGTTACTGAGATGGGATTAGCGTTGTTAAGCTGAACTAAGGAACCTGCATCTGCTAAGACTGTTGTATAGGTTATGCCTGTTTGCGTGGTGATTACTATTGGTTGTGAAGCTAAGGATGTTACTGTAACGACTTCTTCACCATTTACAGTGGGAGGCGTAGTGAATGTATGTTGACCTGTCCAGTTATACCCAGAGTCTGCATCAACACCAGTAGCACCAGTCATCTGAATACCTTGTACGGTGATAGACTGCCCGTTGATTGAACCTGCATTGAGTATATCATTGGAATTTAAATCTAGGTCAGTCTCCAGAGCGTTAGAGCCTGAACCTGAACCTGTCTTGGATAGAGTATCATTGAAGCTACGTTCTGTCTCGTCCTCAGCGTCTTGTAGCTGTGACTGAGAGGCGAACCCCGAACCTATGGTTTGCTTGTTGTAATTCGTACTCACTTTGTTACTCCTTCTTTCTTTTCGTAGGTACGGTACAAGCCTAAGCCTAGCATACCAAGTGTTAGTGTCATTAGCTCAGACCAGTCCATCTCTGGGAGTTCTGGGAGCTTAGGTATCCATCCCATAGACACAGATACCGCTAGACCATAGTCTACTAAGGGTAATGCTATGAAATGTAAGCCTAGACCAATAGAGCATATCCACCCTATGCTTGGTCTCCAGCCTGATACGAATACAGAGCGATGTGAGGCTTCAATCTTGTTTACTTCGATTTGACCCATGTGAGGCTGTAGTTCAGCTTCGATAGCTTCTAAGGCGGCTTTAGCTCTCTCCTCATCTGAAGTAAAGAGTTCGTCTAGTCCAATAGCTTCGAATATACCTCGTGCTACTACGGCTATAGTCAAAGGGTCAGTCATTTGCGAAGTCCTTTGAGGGTCTTTTGTGAGGAGGCTGACTTAGCCTTGGAATGCTTTGAGAGGCGTGACTTCAAAGCTGAAGTAACAGAACCCTTCTTAGGTTTCTTGAATGAAGGGGCTTTACGCATAGGTATCCCCTGTCAATGGGTGTCTAGAGCCTAGAGCTTTGCGTTCAGAGTATAAGAAGTCTATCCACTCTCCAAAATCCTCCTCTGGAGAATCAAAGGGGTCATATACATAATCTAAATCAGAAAACAAGTCTCTGAAGCCTGTTGGATTAGAATTGTCATGGTGAATTAAGTTAGGGGTCATGGTGAACCTTAGATAGAGTAAAGTGCGATTAAAGCGAGATTAAGAGAGTGCTTAGTAAGTTCTAAGTAGCTCTTTGCTAACCTTTGATGGGGTTTAAGCTGAAAAGGGTTAATAAAGAAGCTCTTAGGGAGTGCTAAGGTAATGCTTAGGGTGTTTCCTTTGTCTCTCCCTATGGAGTTAGTTTAGCATACATCTTTGCATCTGTCAAGGGTAATATCAAAGAAATTACATAAAGATTGATATACCTTGGGATTCTGAGAAATACACTGCGATTATCCGAGGTGTGTTTGCAAGGGAAATGCCCGGCCGGAACCCCGGGTAGCCCCATCGAATCATTTAGCCATCCAGACGCCTAGCCGCCTAGACATTGCCA